ATGGATTTGTATCAAACCAAATTAGATGAAATTGACCATCCGGAGCTATATTCATGCACTCAGCTCAAGCAAATCATAATAGAATCATCAATGGGTAAAAGTTCAACGACGTTTGTAGACGTTACAAATGAATATGTTGCAAAGCTTATTAAAGAGGGCAGAACCGGATATGCAAAAATGCTAATGCACAATTGCGAAAACTTCACGTGTTTCACTAAAGGTAATTTTCCAATGTCTGGTATTACACCACAATTAATTGAAAGTTATGCCGAATATCTAAAAAACAAAAAAAAGCTTAGTAAAGCTTCTGTCAATGCGATGATGGCAAGAACGAAAGTTATTGTAAACTACGCCTTAAAATCAAGGTGGGTAAAATATGACTTTCACCCGTTCTGTTCTTACAAGATAACAGCATCTCCTATAAGAGAAGCTGACATTTCTGTTTCATCAATGAATAAAATAATCAATTTTAAAACTACCGAAAAAAGGGAAATTGTCGCACGAGACTTATTCTGCTTGTCATTTTTCCTTGGAGGTATAAATCTAATTGATTTACTAAATATAGATTTTAGAAATGATGAAATACAATACATTAGAACCAAATCAAAAAATACAACTACCGGAACTAATATCATTCGTTTGTCTGTTCCAATTCAAGCAAAAGAAATCATTAATAAATGGATGGACAAAAGGGGAAAGCTGAGTTTTGGATACAACTTTACAAATGCTAATTTCACACAATATGTAACACGAACTATAAAAAAAATAGCAATAAAACTTGGAATACAAGAGAAAGTAATATTCTATTCTGCACGAAAAACTTTCGCACAGTTTGCCTCAGACTTAGGGATTCCTGATACAATAATTGATTATTGTCTTGGACACTCCATGTATTCAAAGGGAATCATACGATATTACACAAAAGTAAGACATCAACAAGCAGATATGGCTATTAGAAAAGTTATAGATTATGTAGAACACCCTGAATATTATACAGATTACATAGAATTGAGAAAAAATATCATGATGTCAATGATTTAAGAACTCCAATACAATAGTAAAAACGTCAAATTTGAGCTATACTTGGTATATTAAAATCTACCAAAGGAAACCATTTCATCAGCCCTCGGTCATGAGATTGGAAACCGTATAACGTCTATTTATATCAACTCTGACCAAAGGAAGGTTGATGAAGCCAACCGGAAACTCATTGATTATGTATTATATGATAAATAGAAAATGTGAACCGATATTATACTTATTGAAAATGAATATGTTAACAAGTAATTTTGATGTAATTCATAGCCTATTTGGTCTGGTCTAAAAATGTATTATATAAAAACGGGAAAAAGTTGTATATAAAAACGTGTAAATCTTGTATTCTTGTTCACGGAAAAATCTATATGAGATTCCAATACAGTACCGACAGCAACCGGCAATAATCCATATACGGAATATTGTCGGTTCTGTCAATCAGCTCATCAATGTCTTCCCTTCCTCGCATCACGTTCAAGTTTTCTTCGCATCCCCCGGCTCACACCATGACGGGAAGCAATGTCATTCAATATTCTCTTCTCATCCGCAGAAAGCATACTATATACATCCTCTCGGCTCTTGCCACTGAACACGGCTTTCAATACCTTCATTACTTCCATGTTCTATTGAATATTAAAGTGAGCAAATATATCCAAATCCAGGAGAAAGAATTGTCATTGTATCCGTACTTCATCCGTTTTTCCCAAATCGGAAGCTTTTTCTTCTTCATGACGGTTCATTTTAAAAAGATCCATAGCCTTCTCCATTGTCGCATTCGGATTGTCATATTCCGATAAATCCAATGTTCCAATGATATATTTCTCAATAACCTTTGCCATTTCATCAAAAGTTTCTTTATCTGCGCCACTTTCTACGGCAAGACGGGCTGCTTCAATTCTTATGTTTAATTTATCCATGATTCTTTATTAAATTATTTCTGCAATGCCCGCAAAGGAATTTCTTCGCCACCGGAAACATTTTCTGGCCCACATACCCGCTAAGGTACTGCGCCTCCTCCCCAAACGGGTCAATCCCGAACGCCTGTGAGATATGTCGGCACAAATGCCCCTTCTCATGGTCCCATGAGTTCTGGAACTGCTCGGGGGTGGACGTAAGCGAAATCACCACCAGCGTCTCTCGTCCGTAAAAGTCAGAATACGTAAGCCCCGTGTCCGGATTACCCTCAGAAAGGCTCCGGGCAGCCCTTTCAAGCTGTCCACCCCGGCATCCTATCCTTTTCAACTCATGAAGAATCTCATACTTCCAGTACGTCGTCACGGCATAGTAAACCCGAACCTTCCAGTCATATTCCGGTATGTAGAAATCCTGCACTATCATAACATATCCGACCACATAATCGGTGTACCGCTTCCGATGCAATCCGCGTAAAACCTCGTGAAAGGCAACCCCTCATATCCGTCCGGATCATCAATATAATCCTTGACGAACAACGCAAGATGTGATTCGTCGGCAATCGAGCTCTTGTAATAATCCGCCTTAGCCATGTTGGCCACGTACACGCAGTCGTATCCGGCATCCTTCTCCAGTTTGATACCGTATTTCTTCAAAAGTTCCTCGACTTCATCCTTCTTCATTGCCTCCAGCTTACGTGTCTTACCTGTAGATGCGGCAGATGAAGAATCATCCGACACCCTCATTTTCGATACGGCCCACTCGCACATCTTTTTTGAGAAATGCCACCCGTACTGTGAAAGATACTCTTTCATTCCTGACGGAAGCCTGTCGTATGTATCCAATCTTTGTCCCATAACCCATTTATGATTTAGTGAAAGAGGGGTATTCCACCCCTCCCATGTTAATAAAACTCCCCGTTGGCACGTCTGCGCCGACGTTCGCCCATCTCATCCATTCGGGGATACTCAGGAAAGTAGCCCGGCATACGGCGTTCTCCCATGTCGGAATAACTTCCTCCACCGTTGTAACCGCCTTCACCACGGAACCCCATTCCTCCGTGCATCTCTCTCATGGCCTTTTCATAACCATGCCGGCAACCTTCCCTGTAAGCCTCCTCCAGTTCACTGCCGCCTCTCATTCCGAAGCCGCGTCCGTAATCGTCACGCCCCTCTTCCAAAATAGTCCACATTCCCATAATTATTTCTTGGTTTTAGATGTTTCAGTATTCAGGCCAAGCTGTTCCATAAGCTGCCGGTTCAACGCCATAAGGTCAGACATGTTCTTGCTCATGTCGGCCATCTGGCTTTTCAAGCTTGAAATCTCCTGTTCCTGCCTTTGTTTCTCCGCAAATTCAGGGTTGAGCATGGTCAGTATCTCATCGCATGCGGTTATCACATTAAGATGGTAATCCCGGCTGTTGACAATCTCGCTGCTCTTCTGTTTTATCATCGAGATTTCATTGTTCATCGCATCCCGTGAACATGAGACCACGATATTCCCGTTCTGTCCGAAGTCTGCGATGTCACCGCCTGCCGGAAGGTTCTGGAACGTCGTATTCTGCCCGTTGATACTGGCCACCACGTCCACCACCATTTCTATCTGCGGTGACGGGAAAGGCTGTGTCATGGGATATTTGGGCTTGGGAGCCGACACGCTCACCACCGAACCTATCTCCACATAATGCTTAGCTTCCTTATGAAGGATGAATAACTGATTGTTTGCCCTTAAATTCTGAAACATGATTGTTGTTTTTTAAATAGGGACACCGCAACCTGCGATGCCCCGGTTAATTACTTGTTCACTCCAGCCGGAGCCGTTCTCACGTTTGCCTGTGCCGCCGTGGCGGTCGTAGGCCTGTATCCTCCATTGACAAGGAACAACTCATTCGTGTACTTGTTATAATGGATTTCATAAATGCCCGTTCCCGCAAGGTTGGCCACCGTCACCGGCTCATTGTTATAAGCCATAAGCGGACGGGTGTCACCGTTTGTCCCTATCAGTATGGGGAGCGTGCCCGTCGTACCGGCCGGTATCGCCTGACGGAGGTTGATGTAGAATCCCCCCACATAGTCCCTGTTACGGAACGCATGGTTGGGAAGCTCCAGCGTCACATTCTCCGTGCCCACCGTGACCGCCACCGTCGGGAGGGTGTTGAAATTCACCCTGCCCAGTGACGGGAACGGAAAGGGAAGTCCTGTAAAAAAGTTAGGCCACATAGCTACCTCCTTTCTTACCGGAATTAACCCCAGTAGTTGTTACCACATCCGCAACCGTAACCGCTACGGCCATAAGCCATGTCTCCGGCGTATGCACCGAAAGCTGCCGCACGGAAAGTTTCCGGGTTATATACCTGTAACTGCGGGTACGGTACCGCTACTGTGGGAGGCATCTTACACTTGATACCATCCACATCCCCCTGCAAAGCCTGCAAGCCTGCCGCCAAAGGCGCAATCTGCTGTCCTACGGCATTCAGGATGGTAGCGTTCTGGTTACGTTGCGAAATCTCACCCTTCAATGTGGCAATCTCCGCATCCTTGGCTGCCAAAGCCTCTTGCTGACGACGCGCCTCTGCCGCATCCATTTTGGCGACAAGCGTATTAAAACCGTCACGGTAAGCATCAGCCAAAGAGCGAGTGTTACCCTCCATAGTACGGGTGAGCGTATTCATGCTTTCGCAATTTGCCAAACGGTTCTCATATCCCTGACGTTCAATAGCAGTCTGCGTCTTGCAGCAGCAGTCGGCAATCTGAGTGAGAATAGCTTGGTTTCCGCTCTGGAAGGCGTTGATGATTTGCTGCGTGGACATGCCCACCTGGTTCCCTACACCCTGAATCAAGCCTTGGATGTTGCACAAAGCCGTCTGCAACTGTTGTGTAGAACAGTTCAAAGAAGAAGCGAGCTGGTTAATGGCATTGCCGTTACCTTGAATGGCGCTCATCAGGTATTCACGACCCACATCACCATTCAATTCAGCCGGTAATCCTCCTCCGTTACGTCCTCCGAAACCGAATCCGTTACCGCCCCAGCAGAACCAAAGCAGGATAATCCAGATAAACCACCATGAGCCTCCCCATTGGTCCTGGTTGTTGCGTCCCTGAGAAAGGAGCGCCATCAGGTTAGGATCCACTCCCTTGCCGCCCATCAGGTTAGGAAGCATGGCCATGATGTCAAATTTGTTGCCCCCGCCACTCGAAGGCTCCTGATTAAAAACATAAGTTCTCTCCATAATGTATTTTTAATTAATAGTTACAAGGTCAGGCATATCCTGACCCTGCAAAACTACAAATACATTATGTCACTCAAAATCAGTTTTTTCCCAACTCATTCCCGATTCTTTCCCGATATATTCCCATCATTTTCCCACACCTCACACGCGAAGAAAAATTAGACAGCATATAGTTTACCGCCCGTTTCGTCTTGCCGACCAATGATGCAATCTGGGAAGGGTAGAAGCCCTCCTTAAAAAGGAAATACACAAGCAAGTAACGCGCATCGACGACCTCCGCTTCCTTGCTTCCCGACAATATGACTTTGGGTGCAATCTCCGTTTCCCTGCTGACAATCTGAATAATCTCATTAAAAATATCTGCCTTACACATACAATATTCAATTTTTATTCATACCTTTGTCAAACCACATGACAAGGCGTTTATATACAACAATAGCTCGCGATGAAGACATAAAGCCCTCAACGCGCGAGCTATTTTCGCGTCTTGTCATGTGGTAATGCAAGGAACGTTGGGGGCTTTTTTTATACTCCCGTCCCCGAAGGAGTAAACGTTACTTTTTCAGCCTGTACACCAACCTTCCGAATCCGATAAGGATACAAACAACCACAGCCAGAAGCGCAAATCCTCCGTAATGCAGCTTGGTTTCCTCCCACCGCGAAAGCTTACGTTCCACCGGAACCGGTACTGATACACTGTCCACCCTGACCGTCTCCAATGTGTCATGCACCACGCGGTCCCTCCAATGTGTCCGATACCTATATTCTGTCCTATACACTGTGTCCCTCTCCGCCCTCAACTCTATGTAAATAGAATCTTTGAGGAAAGTACTATCCGAAAACCAACGTACACCATACACGCTGTCCACCCTGACCGTTTCCACCGGAATATATTGTACCCGTGCACATCCACACATGGCAAACAATAACAGGCCGACCACGAGCCAGAACACCGGCACCATCAGCCAAGGCCAGAACACTTTAAAAAATCTATTCATTCCTACTTCTTTTTGTGGCAACGAAAAAGCGGCAACCCCGACTTGTTTATGTGGGATTGCCGCTTTATTACCAATTATACAATTAATTATTCAAAGGTAGAAAACCATTATTATCAAGAGACTTAAGAACAGACCTAAGCAAATAATTACTACCAAAAGAGATAACATATTTTCTTGCTCGTTCCGAAATGGGAATTAACATTCTTTTATCAATAAGCGAACGTATGATCCTGGATATTTCTGATGAAGTCTTCGTGATATAAAGCTCTTTTATATCTGATGCTTGTATTTCTTGTGTCTTTTTAGACACAGTTAATTTCAAAATGGAATGTTCCACATCTGTGATATATTTATTCGATAATGCATCCGATAAAGATGGAATAAGTATCTTATCCCGCAGATAAGAATAATCCACAATATGGTCTATTTTCTCAATTTCAACCTTAAGCCCATTCAAGACATATTCACTCCAAGCAATCAGACCCTCGTTAGTATATTTATCAGCCAAAGATAAATAATTATAGTATTTGCTTCTATCAGAACAAAATACAGCAGTCGGATTTATAATTCGTTGCTTACTCTTAAAGACATTCTTCAACAATAGTGCATAAGTAAACAATCGTACGACACGGCCATTTCCATTTTCAAATGGATGTATCCACACAAAACGATGATGTGCTATACATATTTTTATTAAGTCAAATTTAGGTTTGGTTGTCTCATTGATAAAATCAACAAGTTCTTGCATCAGAGGTAGTACCTGCAAAAAGTCAGGAGGTGTATGGAGAGACCCACTTATCCGGACATTGCATTTCCTAAATTCACCTTTTGTACAACAACCTTCCTTGCTTTCACTAAGGGAATCGACAACCAAAGAATGAAGTTCTCTTATAAAATACAATGTAATTGGAGTGTCATCAATAACACTTTCAATAAAAGAAGTTGCTTTTTCAATATTTAATATTTCTAAAATCTGTTCATTTGACCTATTCCTATTTTCGTCATTAATTTTTGTACTCTCCACATAATCCATGATGGTTGTATTGTTTCCTTCTATACGAGAAGAACCAATACTTTCAAGCATATGGAAAACGTTTTTGATTTGCATAAAAACCAAAGGATGTGTGGTACCTTCAAGAACTTTGTATCTTAATTTTTCCAATTCAAGAACCAAATCTGTTATAGGCATATCAAATCCTATCTCAGGCATAATTATCTTTTGTTCCATCATTTGCACATTATCATTATAACATTTGCAATATTATTATTTTATTATATTGTATTACAACATCTTGCAAAGATACAAAACTACTACGCATTTGCAATGCAATTAATTGTTAATTTGCAAAAAACTGCAATCCCACCAAGTCAAAGACCGCTTCCCCGTCACCGGGTTAATAATCATTCATTTCACATCGCCAATGCCCGCGCCAGCATCCAGACCCCCACGGCCAACACGAGGAAAACCAACCAAGGCGGCAAACCCTTCCCGTCGTCTCCCCCGCCGTCGTCAAGCATCGGCCAGTATTCATCACTCGTTCCCATTGCTATGCGATATTAAAGAACCTGTCAGCCTCCCATTTCCTACGCTTCACCAGCCCCTCCAGCTTCCGCTTCTTCCCGGCCACCGTCGCATACACCCACTTCATGAACTCCGCACGCACCTCCGCATCAGGCGCGCAAGCCCGTATTTTCTTCAAAAGTGTGGAACCCTCCAACGCATCGCACCCAAGGTTATACGCGAAATCCACCAACGCGTCAAACTTGTTCTGCCTCTCCGTCACGCCCAGTTTGTCCACGAATGCCTCATATTCCGCCAAGTCACGCCTGAGCTGCCGTTCCGCCTCGCCCTCCGTCATCTTGTCGCCACGCTTTACGCCCGCCGTATGCCCGTAGCCCACCGTCCACACGCCCGCCGGGCAACGGTAAGCCGTGCTCCGGAATCCCTCGAACCTCTTTATCGCCTCAATCAATGAATTACTTGCTTTCATATTTCCACTTTTTTGTTTAACTTTGCTTCCGTCTCCCGCGAGGGACGCCCGAAAAACTGATTGTTTTTCATGGTATTTGTATTTAAAGTTAATAAGGGGGAGGCGGCGTGCCTCCCTTTTTTCATGCCCCACTTCCCTTTAGTGCTTCTATTTCCTCCTTTAATGCCGAAACCTCCGACAGCAAACCGGAGATTACGTCCTGCACGGATTGGGCTGTGAAACCATCGTTGATGCCGTCATATCCACCGACACCTTCGATGTACACGTCACCGTTCTTCATCACCTCCATGGCGTTCTTCTGTTTCGCCGTTCCCCAGTCATTGAACCACTGAGTCCCGTTGCCGATGGAAAACAACGTCTGCTTGTCCGCAGAATCCCCTTTGTGCGATTTGTTGGACATCCCCAACGCCGTCTCGGCGAAGTTCCGCGCCACCGTTTGCCAACACAATGCCACGGAACAACCACCCGTGGACACGCAACGGTCGCCAAGGGCAACGCACCCGTCAGCACTTTCCGCGCCCGCCACGCACTCTTCCCCGGCGATGCCGAGAAATGTGGAAGTGCCTGCCGAAAGGCACAACGAACCGTTTTCCGCATAGGCTTTGAACGAGGCGGAATAATCATTGAAATCCGTGTATGGGTTCAAGCTCTCCGAGAACGTCACGGTCCCCCCTTCCGCATCCACGGACACCACTTCGGCCACGTATTCTTTTTTCTTCTCATCCGATTCGCTTGTCTTGTCTTCACTTACTGCGACCTTTCCGGAATGGAAAAATTGTTCCGGGCAGTTCTTCATCATCCAGTATCCCACTGAAGCATTCGACACAACCTTATAAGTGGTACTGTTTTTAACTCCTGTCAGGTGAAGGGCAACGTCTTGAGTTGAAATGGCCAAAGCCCCGTCTTTCACTATGGAGCGGTCGAATATGTTCCCCACCTGGAACCCGGTGCCTAAAAAAGTAGTTCCCACTTTTTCGTAGGCTTCATTGACGCACAGGTATCTTCCCACGGTACTCCGCCACTCAGTCCACTTCCCGTTTGTATATTGTCTTGTGAGAGAAAAGGGGAGTATCCTCGAATCCGAATTCTGGGAGTAATACGTCTGTATATACCCGCAATTATCCTCATCCACATACCTCACGCACATGGATTCCAAAACGAAGCCTCCTTTTGCCGGTATATTCGATATGTTTTCCGCTGTGGAGGCGTTCTTGTTCAGGTATCTTACAGTGAGTTTCGGCACGATAAGGTCATCGGCATCCACCGTCTGCCCGGAAATTTCCTTGTACTCGATGGCACCACCATCTTTCATGTTGTCAAAGGTTTCCTTGTCCTCCTTCGACATTAATCCATCCTTTTCCGCAGAGGCAGGATTTGAGATTTCCGCAATCTTGTCGTTCAACGCCTTCCCCTGAGCAGCCGACAAGGCTTTTGAAGCTTCATCCGTAGTTAGGTTGTCCACCACATCCTCCTTCGCCAACTTCTCATCCTGCAATTTCTTACCCATGGATGCCGATAATGCCTCAGATGCTGATGTAGATGTCAGGGTATTGTTTACTGATGGGATGGAATTTATAGGGTCTTCTATGCCATCAACCCTGAAACTGGAACTGCTCCCAGAAAGCACACTAATATGTACAGTTAAAATGTTACTGCTATATGCAGAACAATAAGTGATTGATATAATATTGGGGGCAGCATACCGGACTGAACACGGACATAAATTTTTATCCGTGGACTCTGTATCAACACTAACAAAATTTAATCCTTTAGATATTAAAGATTCAAGGTCTTGTGGACTGTCTATGTTTAATGCTTTCTTAACATCATCCGAAGAAGATGACGTGCTTAATCTTTGTAGGTTCTTAAATACATGTACCCCGTACTTCTTCCCGTTGAACAGCACACTGTTCTCATCTTCGCTGAACCGGATTCCGTCAACCTTGGCCTTGTCCTCCTTACTCATCAGCCCGTCATTGCTGGCAGATGCCAAAGAAAGTCGGACTGTGCCGTTATCAAATACGCCCGTCCACTTCGTCAGATCTTGTGGGTCATACTTCATGCGGAACCCTCTGAACTGTATTTCCATATTGTTATTAGACTCCAGGAAATACAGCATAAAATAGTAATTGCTTGCCGAATATATACGGTAACATGTCACGGGGCTGAAATTCTCATTCGTGTCGTCCTGAACCCCGATGAAAGGTGCTTTCAGGTTACCGCCGTTATAGTTCTCCAACATCTGGGGTAGGGTGCAGAACCATTCGCCACTGTTGGCCTTCTCCAGTATCGTGGAATCGTCCGAGGTTTCATTATATTTGGGATACCTCAATATGACCGGCTTGCCGGCATCGCTTTCAAAGGTGATATCTCCAATTCCGGTCAACTTTTCCCCGTTGATGGTCTTCAAGCCGTCCTCTTTTACCAAGCCCTCGCCCACATACTCTTTCAACCTTTCCACGAGCACGTGCCCGTTCTGCGTCCCCTCCTGAAACGGGATACCCTCTTTCCCCGTCAGCTCCGTGCGTTCCGTAGTCTGTAATATCGTTTTTCCTTCTACTGCCATAACTACTTATGTTTTAATTGTTTCTTAACTGTCCTTCTCGTCACCTCTGCCATCATCACGGGACTTCCGTCAGCCCAAAGCCAAGCCTTCCCTTTCTCCAAGAGCAAGGCATTGTCAATAAGCTCATACGAATCCCCGCACTCCGTGATACCGGAAGAATTGACGCGGGCTGTCCCCAGCCCCGTCATATTCAACCGTGAAAAGTTCATCCTCTCCATCATTCCGCCTCCCTGATAGTGCCCTTCGTCACCTCCGTCATGCTCTCAATCCTGATGTGCATCGGATAAACGCCATGGCCGAAACACCAGTCTATGAACTGGCCGGGATTGTACAAGCCCGCCGGGAGCGGGCACGATACGAACATGCCATCGTCCGAACTGCGCTGCAAAATATAAAACCCGCCGCCCGCCTTCCTTTCCAGATGAAGCGCATAGTCCGCGTTCACCGTCTCTTCCGCCACATACCTGTCACCCTGAAGGGTGAAATTCAAATTCCTAAGTGCCATCTTATTTTTCCTCCTTCTTTACTGTATTATTCTCATTCTCCCTTTGAAACAGAAGCTCTGCCGCCATCTTGGCTATCTCATCCTTGTTGTCAATAATGACTCTCATCGTCTTCTCCGCCTTCCGAAGCTCCTCCTTCTGCCATGATTTCTCCCTTACGGACACAAACTCACAGAAAATGCAGTAAGCCGTCCACAACATCGAGAACACCGGAATGGGAATCACCACGCAACAAAGGATGTCGATAAAACACAACGTAAGGAAAGGCGTGAAATACTTCTTTGCCTTCGTGGCCGTCTTCTTATATCCCGTAGAAGTCCGTGCCTCACCGCGTTGTTTGGCCTTTTGTACCCCCGAGACCAAATCCACGGCCATTGCACCTATCGTGGCCGCCACGCATAACGCTATGAGTATGATGTGGTTCATCATGTGGTTTTCAATAAAATCAATAATAGCTTTCTCCATTACAATACATTTTTCTAATTAATGCCAAAGCCCCCCGGTCCACAAGACAAGACCCCGGCAAACGGGTAGGCAGGCACCGCCGCCTTATACCCGTTATTTCAATAGTCAGGCAGAAGCGTCTTCTTTTATCTGCTTCACTATCTGGATGGCATCCGATATGTACTTCGGCAGTTCCTCACTCTCCGGGAAGTTCGACATCGTGTAATAACCGTTCTCATAATAGATGCTGCCCAACGGGGTTTCCTGCACGCCCTTCTGCATGCCTTCCTCCATAGGAAACTCCACTTCCTCCACCTTGTTCACCGAGGCGTTCACGCGTTTCAGTTCCTTTCCGTCCGTCTCATACTCGATGTAGTACTTGGCATTTGCCGTTGTGGTCTCTCCGTTGTAAATCACCCTCGTACTGTTTGTCTTAATCTCCATAATCTTTTGTTTTTTAATTAATGAATAATGTTATTTGAATTTCACATGTTTTTTCCACCGGATGCCTCCAATCACGCCCTGCTTATGGTCAACACCGTGCCCGACGCGGTGTACGTCGCGCCTCCCGGCACGAGCAAGAGCCACACGATGTCAGGCACGGTGCTGCTTTCCCCCGTCTGGTAGGAGTGCCATTTTGCCGCGTCCGCAGAGTTCGGCACGGCCACGAGTTCCACGTACGTGCAAGAGGTCGATACCACGAGCCGCGTGTAGGTCTCCACCCCGTTGTAGGATATCTTCGCCCCCGACGTTTGCACGCTGCTACCGCTGTATATGTAGAGGTGCGTCCCCAAGTAGTCCCCGGATGTGGGCAGTGTCACAGTGCCGCGCGAACTTCCGTCCCTTGTGGGAAAACAGAAGAATCCCCCTTTCTTCAATACGTCCCTCGTCACCGTGACGCTGTTATTGTTGGGGTCCACCTGTGGTACGGTCTTCATGTAACCCGAAAATTCCCCACTTCCTATTTTCAGAACCCCGTCTGCGTCCACGCTAGCCGTCACTTCTCCGTCATTGTTCTGTATGACAAACTGGTCGCTCGTCACGGTGATTTTTTTGTTTATCACGTCTATTCCCGTGGCAAGTTCCCCGTCATGTTTTCCCTCCACGAATCCTGAAGGCAGACTTCCTGTCAAGTCCCCTTCAAACACCATGATGCTGTCAAAATACAACGTACGGCTTGTTGTTTGTCCCGCCGTTCCAAGGCGTAATACAAGATAATTGCTTCCACTCGGAGCGGTAACCTTATATGCTTTCCTTGTCCATGACGATGTAAATTGAGGTTGGAAAGCTGTGAATCCAGCCAGTTCAAGCTGGTCGTTTTTTGAAAAGTAAGCCCCTGTCGCACCGCCGCTTTCTGTGAAAGTGGATGTCGCCCGTATCCACATGACTATGGTATATACTTTTCCGGAAACAACTGGAATTTGCGCACGCCCTACATATACCCATGAATTCCCTGTTACACACTGTATTTTCAAACTTTTGCTACCATGTATATGTGAGGACGTGTCAATCGAAACCGTACAATTTGACAGGTTTCGGTTCGCCAATCCGCCGTTTTCAAAACTTCCATCCGGGAAAATATTGTCCGGCCAAATACTATCCACCTTTAAAGAAATCTTGCTCGTCGTCTGCTCCAAAGTGCTCACATCCCCTTGTATGCCTTGTACCGTAGTTTTCAGACTGCTTGCCGTCTGCTCCACGGTACTTACCCTCGTGCCCAAGGAACTCACTTGCGATGCCGTGCTCGAAATCTGTCCCTTGGCGGATTTTATTTCGGCGGTATTGGTCTCCACTTCTTTCTCAAGCCCCGTCACGGAATCCGTCACGGTAGTGACCTTGGTAGACAATAAACCGATTTCACCTTCCGCTGCAGTTATTTCTGCATGCACCTTGGTATAAACATCCACAGCGTCACCCACAACAGGGACTTCCTGCATCATTATGATATTGCTCCCGTCATAAAGCCAGAACTTTATGGAGGTCGTCGTAGAAGTAGGGGATACCGTTACCGAACTTCCGCTTGCGGCGGTCTGTACGCTGCTGTCCGTGCCTACACGTTGGTATTTCAATGTCTTTTCCGTAGTTGTTGCCCTTGCATTGCTTCCCGTCTGTTTGTATTTCGTACAAGTCACGGACGTTGGGGTCAGCTTGTTATCCCAAGACTTCTTCACCACGTTTGCCGAAGGCTCTATGGTGTAGAATACAGCCGCATCCCCCTTGGGACCCGTCGCCCCGGTGGCGCCCGTGTTGCCCTTGAAAGCCACGGAAAATGAGAAATTCTTCGTGAAGGACTTCCCGTCCACGGTGATAGGCACAGTAAGCACGCCCTGTCCGGTAGTCAACGAAGAAGTGACGGACACCGTGAACGAGGCCGATGTGGTTCCGTTGCTTGAAATGCTCGTGGACATTCCCGACGGTGCTCCGGTTATAGTACCAATCGTTGCCGCCACCCTTGTGGCACCCTTGTATGCGATAACCTCGCATTTCGTGGATGCAGCGATGGCCGCACTCGTCGTTCCTTGGAAGGCATGCGATTCGTTGCCCAGAATTATGGTGTAGGCATCCGCGCCGTTCTTACCGGCGGCACCGTCCTTTCCATTCGTGCCATTTGTGCCATCCTTACCATTCTTCCCGTTGGTACCCGAAGAAACCTTGGCTATCGTCATCTCGTCATATACACCACCCGAGGTACAACGTATGGTCACAGACTTCGCGCTGCCCCAAACCGTTGAATTGTTATGTGCCAAGGCATAAGTCTGCGAAGTGGCTCCCGATATGTTCGTGAAAGAAGTCTGTCCCGCCTGTTTATAGCTCCACTGGTAGCCGGATGTCCCCGTGAGGGTGGCCGTCAGCGTGATGGAGGTAGGAGTGGGATCCCCTTGAAAATTGTTGGCGTATATGAAGACTTGGTCGCCCGCAACCCTCACATACTTGGCCGCCGTACCATCCGTACCGTAATAACTCACGGAATACACCGTTGTCGGGTCACTCTTCTTGTAAGTCGTCACCGTTTTCGTCCAAAGGTATTTACCTTTCTGTGGCGAAGGTACAGTTGCGCTCCAGCTTCCTGTCGGTGCCGTCGTGCCCGAACTGCCTATCTGGTAAGTGTTCGATACCGATACGATGCCGTCACCGTCAGCTCCTGCGGGTCCCGTATCGCCCTTGTCACCTTTGGCTCCGTTAGCCCCCATCTTACCCACGCTGTACGATGTAGATGTGGTATTGTCCGTGTAGGTTATAACCGTGCGCGTCCAAAGGTACTGATTGGCAGCCACGGAAGGGATAGAACCGCTCCACGTACCCGTGGGCGGTGTGGTGCCCGATGTGCTTACCTGATAAGTCACGGCGGTGCTTTTTATCCCGTTGCCCGGCGCCCCGTCCTCGCCCTTCAGCCTCGCCCACGTATAGGCCGTATAGCTCGTAGGGTCTGCTGTGTTGAAGTCGGTGCAGGTTCCCACATACAGCGCGCCGCTGAAATAGGTGGTGCTGAACCCGGTATTGCCGTCCGCGCTCTTGGCGTAGGCAAAGTGCACGTAGCTCGTCTTTCCGTTCGCGCCTGCCGCCCCCGGTGTTCCGTCAGCACCGTCCGAACCTATGCGGCTTACGGCGTACGTCTTGGTCGTGACCCCGTTGCTGTACGTCACCTCCGTCTTGCTCCACAGGTACTGCCCGGGAGAGAGCGAGGGGATGGAGGTGGCCGTGAACGCGCTATCGGCAGGCTGGTTCCCGGTCGTGTTCACTGCGTATTTTGTGGACTGTGCCGTAACGGTCACGCTCGTGCCGTTCGCGCCGTTCTTCCCTTGGTAGGAGCACGAATGGGTCGTGGTGCTCTTGCCGTCCGAGTACGTCACGACCGTCTTGCTCCACAGGTACTGCCCGACAGGAACACTCGGAATGGTGGCCGACCATCCGCTGGCGGGGGCTGTCGTACCGGATGTGCTTACGGCATAAGTCACGCTCGTGGACTTCACCGTCACGCTCGTGCCGTTCGCCCCGTCCTCGCCGTCACGCCCGGACTTCACCTTCACGATGGTGAACACCGCCGAAAGTTCCGGCTTCCCGCTCTTCGTGGCCGTGATAGTCACCGAAGCGTCATCCTTGCTCACCGCTGTGACTGTCACCGCGCCCGAAGACGCGCCCACGCTGCCAGTGCAGCCGCTGAACGTGCCCTTGAACGACCATCCCGTGTCCACTTCCGTGCCATACCACACCTTCGCGTTCGTGGTAGGGTAGCCGCCAGTTACGTTGCCGTCAGCATCGCAGGCCACCTGCCCCGAATCGTTGTCCAAGTCAAGATAGTAATGCCCCGCACGCGCGGCGTCCTCCACAGCCTGATTCGCCTTGTTCGTCGCATCGTCCGCAGCTTTCTTGGCCGCGGCGGCAATCGCATCGAGGATGGTCTTCCGCGCATCGTAGTAGGCCGATATGTTCGCGTAGTCACTGCCCACCGTGATATATTCCGGTGATGAAGCCGTATATTTCGTCAGGGCAGCGTTGGCAAGGTCGTAGGCCGACTTGTAAGCCGTGGTGGACACGGCGTAGCGTGCGGCGTTGGAACTAATCTCCCCGTATTCCGAACGGATGTCCGCCTGCTGCTGTTTCAGGGCTGTCTTTTCGATTGGGGATATAAGGTTGTC